TGGAACAGAAATTATTGAAATTGAAAGGGGTGGATCTATAAAAGATCCTCTATAAGATAAATTATGAAAACACTTAATGGTTGGATTGGCACTACTCCGTTTCCTGAGGTTAATATCAAAAGTACGACTATAAGAGGAATGGCCCTGATTGATCAGACCAATAAATTGACTGAATTAAAAGTCTTATTTGAAGCTTATGGATCAGATGGTAAACAGCTCTTTAATCCGGGGAATAAAGTCTATGTTAAAGGCGAGGCTATGAAACATCAATGGGCTGGTGAAGTTCTACAACTAGAAGATGGCACTAAATATATTTTAATTCCCTTTAGTATTGTGGTGGCTGGCAAAGAATAAAATGCGTTTGTTGTTAGTAGGGGATTACCATGCTGATGTTTCAGATTTAGATGATTGCAAGAAGCTTTCTGATTATATTATAAGGATATCTGAAGAGTATAAGGTTCCTGTTGTTTTTATGGGTGACCAGTATCACCATCATGGCGTAATTAATGCTGAAATTCAGCTTTTCTGGATAGAATTTTTTAATAGATTTAAGCATCGTCCCGTAGCTCTTGTAGGGAACCATGATCGTCCTGGATCGTCTCATTCTAGGGCTACTGCTATGTTGGCCCATGTTCATAATGTGACTGTAATTCGTCAGCCGACTGTTATTGATTCTATTTTATACGTACCGTATTACGATGATCCTGAGGTTTTTGTTAGTTTATGTAATCAGTTTCCAAATATTCATACCGTATTCTGTCACCAGACCTTTAATGGTAGTCAGTATGATAATGGAATATACGCTAAAGAAGGCATAGATCCTAATCTTATTCCTCAAAAGCTCATTATTTCCGGCCACATACATGCTCCTCAAGAATTTGGGAAGGTTTGGTATATTGGATCTCCACGTTGGAGAACGTTATCGGATGCCAATACTGAACGAGCTATTTGGCTAGTGGATTTCAACACAGATGGATTAATAGCTAACAAAGTGTCATTTGATACAGGAGATGTATGTAGAAAGATTTACAAATTAGAAGAACGCGAAGATGGTACTGAATTATTACCTATGTATTTAGACCCCAAACATGAATGGAGGATCGATTTATATGGTTCTTCAAAATATCTCGAAGAGAGGTCTAGGACGTTAAAGGCTATGGGGGTTAAGGTGAGGACGTTTAGGACGGAACTTGAGCAGCCTAAAGTAAAGGAGTCGGAAGGTATTAAGGTAGCGTTTGATAAGTGGGTAGAAAGCTATCAAGGGCAATTTGGTACTGATAAGGCGGTTTTAAGGGACATGATTAACAAGAGAATACAAAATGGCTAATTTAGAAGAAAAGGACCCCTGGAGTCAGTTAATGGCTTTGAAGGCTTTGACTTTTCAGACGGGTGTTATGCATCAGGCCCAGATAGACCAATTGCGTTTATGGGGCAGGGTGGCTTTCCAGTTTATTCCTCGGGAAGGATTCGAATGCCACATAAGCTCTGCCGATCATTCTGTATGTTATGTTCTTAAAGATGGGGAATTGTATGATAAAAAGAAGGGTGCTACTCATAACTTTAAATGGTTGGTAAAGATTATAGCTGGTTTAGATCGATCAATTCATGATTTATTAGGTGAAGAGTGGCAGCTAAAGATTAAACATAATGGTAGGTTAGAATATACAGGGCCTCGGTTAACTACCCGTTCTAAGAAGGTAAGGCAATTACGTAATTATAGAAAGAAAAAGTCCAAATAATGTCTGAAGAGTTAGAAGTTACGTATTCCCAGTTAGACGAACGTGAAAGATATGCCTTAAAGAAATGGCAGTCTTCAGATCATCCTCCTTTATCTCATGAATTGAATGCAAAGTTGTTTAGGTTATTTTTAAATGGGAAGACAACCCATGAAATTCATAGATTAAATAGTCAATATTCCCTAGGACAGATTGTTAATGCTCGTATTAAGGGTGAATGGGATAGACGATATCAGGAGCATTTAGACGAGCTTTTGACCGGTGTAAAGCTTCGTGTTCAGCAAGTTACCTTAGAGACTATAGACTTTTTCGCAGATCTCATCTCAGCAGCTAACCAGATGCACGGGGATGCGATTAAACGCTATTTGCAGACCAAGGACCCCAAGGATCTAGGTGGCATTCAGATAACAAACCTAGCCGGCTATAAGACGGCTATAGAGCTATTTCAAAAACTAACTGGTCAGGACAAACAGAATAAAGTCGGTGGAGAATTGACCGTAATCCACGAAGCCGGTGAGAGCATGAAGGCGGTCGAAACAAAGTTACCAACAGCAGAAGAAGCAGCAGAAGTACTGAAGCTTTTAGCTGCTGTATCAAAGAAGGATTAATATGACAGCGGAAAATTTCGTATATTGGTTACAAGGGTTTTTTGAGATTGACGGAGCAGAGAAAGATCCGAGAGAAGGATTGTCTAAGGCCCAGGTGGATATGATTAAGAAGCATCTTGAATATGTATTTAATAAGCCAGAAGTCCCTAATGGAACACCTATTTCTTCTGGGCCTGCTACTGGGACTGCTACTTTTAAATATTTTGATTCTCCGATTTCTACAATTAAGATTTGTTAAATGTTATTAATAATTTACAATATAATCCATTGGATCAATTCATGGATGTTGAAGCTTGAATCCAAATTATTGGAATTGATGTTGAAGTAACGTGGAACAGGCATCAGCAGAAGATTTCTTAAAGAGGAGAGTATTATTTGCTCCTCTTAAGACTAAGGAAGCATTAAGGAATTGGATTAAAGTATTTCTTAACGTAGATCTTCCTGATTCTATTGTTGCTGATGAAGGCCCTAATCCTTCCAATTGTTCTCCTATGGAGACAGTATGGAGGTTGTACGATGCTTGTTTGAATAATCGTACAGGTGAGATGTCAAGGGTTATGGCGTATGCTTCAAGAGATTCTTTTAAAACTTTAGCTTCTTCTATCTTTGAAGTTCTATGTATGTTGCATCTTGATAGGACAGTAGGTCACTTAGCCGCTGTATCTGACCAGGCTGTAATTGCCCAGGGATATGTTAAGAGCTTCTTTTCATTGCCTTATTTACAGGATTATAAGGTTGGTGATTCAGTAGAAAAGACGGATATTGTCAAATACCAACATAAAGAGACCAAAGATAATATTCCTGAAGTTGAATGGCGTCAACTTAGTGTCAAAGATCGACGTAATTATAAAAGAATTCATAACTGGATTAAGATCGTTATTTGTACCATGCGAGGGGCCAATGGTCTTCATGCTTCTGTGCTTGTTGTTGACGAAGTAGACGTTGTACAAGATCCTAAGGCTTATAAGCAGGCTCGATTCATCCCGTCCCCAAGAAATGGTATGGAGCCTTTAACCCTCCTTACCTCAACAAGGAAGACTGGTACTGGTCTTGTTCAGGCTGAGATTGATAATGCCGAGAAATCGGGATTAAAGGTCTGGCATTGGAACATTATTGATGTTACTGAAAGATGTCCAGAGACAAGACATCGTCCTGATCTACCAAAGTTAACGGTTTATAGATCGGATGATACCTTAAAGGCTATTACAGAATCTGAATTTAACAGCCTTTCTGATGAAGATCAAAAGACTTATGAGAGAGATGAAAATGTCAATCAGGGATGTATAAAGAATTGCAAGTTATATGCTGTTTGTAGAGGAAAATTAGCCACTAATCAAAAGAATACCGCTAAAGAAACGGGCACCTTAAGGACTATAACAAATACTCAAAATAGATTCGTTGAAAACTCTTCAGATGAAAACTTACTAAAGGCAGAAATGCTTTGCTGGCGTCCATCTACTGAGAACTTGATATATCCTCGTCTGATGGAAGGGGTTCATAAGCTCACTGCTGGTCAGATGGCTGAAAAGATCGTAGGCGAGCCTATGTTACCAAATTTCACCAAACAGCAACTGTACGCCCTTTGCATTCAAAGGGATATGCAATTTTACGTAGGTATGGACTTCGGATTTGCTCATAACTTCGTAGTTGTAGTAGGGGTTCGTGATGGTGCTCGTATGTTTATTTTGGATTGTTGGTCTTTGGGTGAATTAGATGATGCTCAAAAGATCGATTATTGTACTAGAAGGATAAAGCATTTAAAGCCCATTGTATTTGCAGATCCTGAAGATCCTAGTGCTATTAAGCAATTTAAACGTTCTGGTTTTTCTATGCGAGAATGGTCAAAGGGTAAGGGATCTGTAAAGGCAGGCATTGAAGCTGTACGTATGAAACTATGGCCTGTAATGGGTAGAGGTCCTCAGCTTTTCTTTATTAAGGATGATAAGGGGGTTGATTATTTATTTGATAAAATGAAGAAATGGCACTGGCTTGAGGATAAGGCAGGAAGATTGACAGATGAGCCTACTGATGTGGGCAAGGACGAACCTGACGCACTGCGTTACATGATCATGAATGTCTTTGCTCTAGGGGGTAAGATCACAGTCCCTAAGGACGATGAACGCCCCTTACCTTCATTCGATATGCAGCCCCAATATACTCATGAGAATTTCATCCAAAAGATCATAAATGAACAAACCGGAATGATCGATCAAGAAGAGGCTGTTAATGAAATTCCGACCAAAGGTAAACGAGGGAATTTCTTGTGGGACCTGGGTTAATTAACCGCAATCTTATCGGTAAGGACTAACTTTAAATGAATGCTACTTTTAATATAACCACGAGATCATTGGCTTTTTCCGATCCTAATGGTAATGGAAATGATCCTCAAAAAAGGAATGTTGATTGGAATTCAAGCATTTCTATAGCAGTTAATAATCCAACTTCTGTTCCATATACGATAGCTCCTGGAGCGTCATTGACTTTGTTTGATGGGTCTAGGGCTATATCGGCAGATGGTACAACTCAATGGACACTATCTTTAAGCACATTAGCTAGTGATAGGTATAGGTTTACCAATACAGCAGGAACAGCTCCTGCGTTAAGAGTAGATCGTAATCTGACTTTAAATACGGTATCTGTCACTGTAACAGCAAACGCAAATCAAACCGCTACCTTTACTGGTACAGCAGGCAATTTCTCGGCGGTGCAGGTTGGTGATACGGTATTTTTACCAGGTCCTCAGACGGGTGATTCGGCTACAGTGTTTAGTGTTTTAAATCAGGGATTTTGGACTGTTCTAGCTGTAGCTGGGGATGGATCTAGCATTCAAGTTTCTCGTGGTTCTGATTCATTTTCAGCTCTAGGAGAGACTGTTGTAGTAACGGCTAATAGCCAAGTACAGGCATTTTCTTCTGATGGTGTTCAGGTAGGGGACGGGGTGTATGTCAGTTCTGGATTTTCTACTCCAGTCTTAAGAGGATATACGGTAGTAGCTGTTACGCCTAAGTGGTTTGAAGTGAAGTCTACGGCCGCGTTACCAGTCAGTGCTGTAGCAGTTCCTGGGGCTAATGGTATTTTGTTTTATGCAGCTGCAAAGCGTTATATTGAACTATGGGCAGACCAAGAATGTGTACTTCGTGTAAACGGAGATACGTCAGACACAAATAAGATTTCCCCTTGGCAAGCAGCAGATATATTACAGGCTGGTCATAGTGCAAGATCTGGAATTACGTGGTCTGCCATTGTTGTAAACAAATCTACTTCTCCTCTTAATATACAGCTAATTACGGCAGAATAATTTATGGCAAAATCAATAACTGGATCGTCTTTAACTAAGGCGGTTTTAGAACAATTAGGTAGGGAGTCTTTAAAGAAAAAGTCTTTTAAAAAGGATATCTCTATCCATTTAGACCCTGCTACAGAACAAAGCTTACATAGGGCTGAAGAGTCTCCTACTCTAATGAAGTCTGTTTTGAATCAGATTAACAAAGACGAGTTGGTTCGTTTAGCTTTTGAAGAAGACCCTTCTCAACATTCTCAATATCAGACGCTCTATAAGAATAAGATGCGTCTTATTCCCGATAAGCTTTTAAAGCGTATCGCAATACAAGACGATTTAGTAGCAGCCATTGTTCAGGCACGTCAGGCGCAGATGTCTGCCTTCGGTCGACCACGTCCTGATCGATTTTCTACAGGTTTCGTAATTGAACCGCTTCAGGAGACCAATGAAGCTATAGAGCAAGAAGAAGATCAAAAAATAAAGCAACAAAGAAAGAAGGAATTGCAAAAGCGGATATCTCATCTTTCTAAGAGGCTGATGACTTGTGGTGACGCTGATTGTCTTGGGGAAGATGATCAGCTAACTTTTCCTCAATATATCTCTCAATCCATTCGTAATGCCATTATTCTAGGTAGATTGGCTACGGAAGTTGTATGGTCGGATGGCCTAGATGGTAAAAAGACGTTTGCTTGTTTTCGTGTTATTGATGCTGGTACAATTTACAAGGCAGCTCCTCAAAGGGCTGCTGCTGAGCAGGTTCGTCGTCAGGCTCGTGGTCTATTAGAGCAGATTAAGAATAAGAAATTAATACCTGAAAAGTACCAAAACGACGAATATTCATGGGTTCAAGTTATTGACGATCGCCCGGTACAAGCCTTTACTTCTAAGGAATGTATTGTCCATAATTTCTATGAAGTTCCTGATATTGAGCTAGATGGGTATCCTGTAACTCCTATTGATACGGTAATTAGTGCAGTAACTACACATATTAACATAACAACGCATAATAAGCTTTACTTCCAAAACGGTAGGGCTGCTCGTGGGATGTTGGTGATCCAGAGCGACGATGCTGACGAAAAGGTCATAGCACGTATTCGTCAGCAATTTAATTCGTCTATTAATTCAGTTAATAATGCATGGCGTATGCCTGTCTTTGGTGTTGGTGCTGAAGATAAGGTTGAATGGATGCCTATTGATCAGGGTGGGCGTGACATGGAATTCCAGTATTTGATGGATTCTAATGCTCGTACGATATTATCGGCATTTCAGATGTCTCCTGAAGAATTACCAGGGTGGGCATATTTATCAAAGGGAACTAATAATCAGTCTCTTAGTGAAGGAAATAACGAATACAAGTTAGAAGCTGCCCGTGATCTTGGAATTAGACCATTATTGGCTAAGTTCGAAGACTTCTTGAATGCTTCGATATTGCCTCTTTTTGATGAAGGTTTAGCTAAGCTTTGCGTGATAAAACTCGTAGGTTTGGACGCTGAAACGGCTGAAAAGGAATCGATTCGACTTCAGCAAGACATGCCTGTTCATATGTCCTATGATGAAGTCTTGCAAAAAGTTGAAAAGGAGCCCATTGGCAAAGCTTGGGGTGGAGAAGTCCCTTTAAATCCTCAAATACAAGCTATATGGGACAAATATTTGACTGTTGGTCAAATTCTTGAAGAATTCTTCGGAATGGCTAATGCATCTAAAGATCCTACCTTAAACTATCGTAGAGACCCTTTCTGGTTCCAGCAAATACAGCTCCAGATGCAACAACAACAGATGCAAATGCAGCAACAACAGATGGCTCAACAGCAGCAAGCTGGGGCTGTTGGTCAGCCTGAAGGTGGTGGTGAAGGCGATGGTGGTGGCGGTCCAGGATCAGAAGGTGGTGATACTGGTGGAGGTGGATCCCAGGAACAAAGCCCATCTCAAGAGGTTCCTACTGAAAAACAACGCAGTGCGGCAGCAGAAGAAGCTTCTGCTTCTCCAGCTGAAGATTTGACTAGATCTATAGATCAAGCTATCGGACTTTTAACTAAGTCAGAACAACAACTACCTCCTTCCAAGAGGAAGTTATTGGCTATGCATAAGAAATTATTGGACAATGCTATGTCTGGTTGGGAAAAAGACGCCAAGGAAGCGACTAAAGATATTCTTGCTATAGCTGATAAGTTCAAAAAGAAGAACTAATGGCCAAGACGACCTTAGGAAAAGGTGCTGTTCAAAAAATACACAGCATATTAGACCAGCTTTTTGATCGATTGAAGGTCCGGGTTTTGGGTAACACTTTGACCGATAAGAATGTTGAAATTAAAGTCATTCCAGAATTAACACTCAGCGGTCTTTTTAGGCAATCCTCAGAAGAAGAAAGAAATAAGCCAGATTTAGATCTAGAACAGTCTCTTCTAAGAACCGCTGACGGCTACATTGAGGCTCAACGGGTGGCTATGAAAACTCGTACGGTCCATGCTGTAGAAAGCTTTCTAAGGGAAGCTGAACATAAAAATATAGATACAGATGTTCAAACAGTTTTGGGTGGAGAGTTGGGGTCTATCACTAGGGCTGTTACTGATGGTGTTAAGCGTATTATCGATACCGAAGCTACCCATGTGCGTAATTTAGGGACTTTGGATGGCATTTTGAAGGTAAATGCCTCAATAGGGGTAGAAGATCCTACGGTATTCTTTATTGTAGTTAGAGATGGAGATCTTTGTGACGAATGTCGAAGACTTCATTTACAGGATGACGGAGTTACCCCTAGGACTTGGAAGTTAAGCCAATTGGGTCACGGGTACCATAAAAAGGGTGACTCCGAGCCTAAACTAGGCGGTTTGCACCCTCATTGCAGGTGTAGTCTTGGGACGGTCTTAGATGGTTACGGATTTAATGAAAAGGGCATGATTCATTACATTGGCCCAAACCACGATGAACACAAAAAACAAAATAATAACGAATAATTCTCGATGTTGTTGATTTATCCATCTGAATCTTTTTGCTATAAGGGTTGCAGAGGGATAGAATATGGCATCCATCCTGATCGCGTTAGTTTTAGGGTTTTTCTTATTTGAATTCGTAGTCTTTTTATCGCACCGATTCATGCATATGCGTTGGACGGGCCCCTTATGGAAAGCTCATCAGGAACACCACGCCCTTTACAATCCCAAGCGTCCCGAGACAGCCGAATTTCATAGCGTTGGTTGGCGCTCATTTCGCTTCAGAGCAATTATTTTCTTAGTGGTTGTTGGATTGCTGTTCTGGATTTTTCCGCTTTCGTTGGCTATGCCATTGCTTGTAGAAATGTCTGTGCTATCTGCTTTAACGAGTTATATGCACGATGCCACCCATACGGCAGGTCATCCCTTAGAGAGGTTTGCCTGGTATCGTAAGTTGAAGCGTGAGCATTGGACTCATCATGCCAATGCTAAGAAAAACTTGGGGATTTTGACTTTTTTATTTGATAGAATGGTCGGTAGTTTTAGGGCAACAGGCTCATAATTACTGGTTCCATACCATTTGCCTTAAGTGTCTTTGTAGTGGCTGGAGCAAGATCGATCATAGCATGACGGGGTCCTCGGTCTCCGACTAGGGCAATAACGCTTTTGTGTGTTCTTAAATTGTAAATCCAGACTCTTGCTTTACATGGCAGGGTAGGATGGGCAATGACCATATCTGTTTCTTTTAAGTCTCTATGGAGACAGGCTGCATGAGGATTGGGGTTCCAAGGGTCATTAGTTGGAGAAAAATTAGTGGCAATTCCAACTCTTGCTGTTATTATTAATAGTAATGTTAACTTGTAAAGGCTATATAAAGTCTCCATAGAGACCTTATAGCGAAGGTCACCAATATAGCTTACTTCTTAGATCCCAATGGACTACCCAGCCGAAATGGATCCAGAAGTCTCCGAAACAGGTACGCCATTCTTGCAATGAAGGGCCCGGATGGACCAATGGACATGTGCCGTTGAAATTCATGGTAGTCCTGGCTCCGGTTGCTTGCCGCCTCGCGTCACAGCTTGAGTGCGCAACAGGTGCGCCACGCCGCGCATGGTGCAACGCTTTTCGCCGCACGT